CTAAGCATAAATGGACGTTTTTTGAAAACCCATTTATTGCTCAAAAGTCTAAAAAAACACACCAAGAGCTATTAAACCGCGTTCTTAAGCGCCGAGGCGTTACCATAGAAGACCCTGGCATCCAAAGAGAGTATTTTGGCAAATGGGTGCTTGATTCTGACTCTCTATGGATTCATTATAAACAAGAACTTAATGATTACAAAGAGCTAGAATCAGGTAAATGGAATTATATAATGGGCATTGACTTGGGCTTTGAAGACGCAGACGCCATAGCTGTGCTAGGTTGGCACGATAAAAGCCCCACCACATATCTTATTGAAGAATCGGTAGTTCGAAAACAAGGATTAACTGAATTAGTTGCAGAAGTTCAAAAGCTCCAAAAAAAGTACGACATAACAAAAATGGTCATCGACGAAGGCGGTTTGGGTAAAAAGCTTGCCGAAGAGATGCGCCGAAGGCACCAACTCCCGGTGCAAGCTGCTGATAAAGTTAGGAAACAAGAAAACGTAGCTTTTTTAAATGATGCCCTTAGAACCCAACGCTTTAAAGCTAAGGCTACTTCTTACTTTGCTAAAGACTGCCAACTAGTTGAAATTGATAGGGATAAGTCTACCCCCGACAAAATTAAGCTATCGGATAAGTATCACTCCGACATTATCGACGCGGTGCTATACGCCTTTAAAGAGAGCCCTGCTTTTACTTACCAAGCCGAAACCAAAAAGAGCACCCAATGGGGCTCTAGAGAGTGGGCAGAGCAACAACAACAAGAAATGTGGGAAGCCGCCCAAAAGCATTTTGAAGAAGAAGCCGAACAATTACGCAAAATTGAAGGTTTTAGTTAAAATTTGGTCAAATTAGGGACTAATTCGCATAGATAGGAGTGAATCCGCCTTATCTAACCCTATTCTGAGGACCGAATTAAATGCCTTTAATCAAGAAACCAACCAAAAAAGCTTTTGAGCACAACGTTGAAGCCGAGATGCACGCAGGCAAACCGCAAGACCAAAGCTTAGCCATCGCTTATTCTATCAAGAAAAAGAACAAAAAGAAAATGGCTAATGGCGGTTTGGTCAACTTTAAAGACGAAGTCGAAGCCGATGCTGACAACGCCTCAACCCCCGAAGAGATGCGTATGCGCAAAGAGTCGTCCGGTAAAGACATTAAACACCCCCAATTTAACTCTGAAGGTCACGCCGACGCCGATAACGCTCGAGACGACGAAGAGATGGAAATGAAACGCAAATCTCGCGGTGAGATGAGCCACGACGTCGACATCACAGTACCAGAAGAACATGAAGCGGATGCTGATAATCAACGTCGTAAGCCTATGGCTAAAGGCGGATATCTGACTAACGCTAAAAGCGAAGGTCACGCCGACATTGACAACGCCAAAACCGACGAAGACGAGGACATGATGGAGCACTTTGACGACGGCGGTATTGCCGGAAGTCTTATGAAGCTCGCCCCTATGGCCCTTATGGCCCTTTCTAAAGGCGGCTCGATCGCTGATCGCATCATGCAAAAACGCAAAATGATGGCTGAAGGCGGAGAAGTCGATCTTGCTAAAAACTCAGAGGAAGATCTTAACAACGAAGATCAAATGAGCTTTGACGCAGGGCTTAAAGAACAATACGACGTAGACCAAATTAGCCCGCAGCCAATGGATTCTAACGAAAAAGGCGATTCTCGAGAGTCAGATGCAGAAAACATGCATGATGACGATATGATTGAACAAATTAGAAAGCGACTCAAAGCTAAACGAGGCGAGTAAACATGACTCCCAAAGAGCTGAAAAAGCTTGCTGATGCCTGTCGTAAGGCTGGCATTAAGCATTACAAAGACGGGCCAATCGAGTTTACTTTAACCGACGACGCCCCAGTGTCTAAGTATAAAAAAGCTAAAACCGAAAGCGCCCCGCTAGTGGCTAACCCAACAGTTACCAGCGACAGCTTAACGGACGATCAGCTTCTATTTTGGAGCGTAGCGTCAACAGATGGCGCAGATGAGACTCAATAATGAAAATCTCTAAGGCAAAGCCGGTAAACACTATTACGTTTTCGACTAGGGACAAAAAAGAAACCCTACAAATGGCGCAATGGTGGAAAGCTAAAAGCGATGACGACCTGTGTGGTCAGCTTTTAACTACCGCAGCTTTCCTTAAAGAAAGCCAAGCATACCGCTACAGACACGCTGCCATATACGCCCGCATGTATGGCAACATGAGCCTGTATAACTTTATTGGCTCTAACATCAATCGCCTTGATACCAACCAAGGGCTGCCTCTTGATCGCCCAACCTTTAACGTAGTTCAATCCGCAACAGACACCCTAGTAAGCCGCATCACCCAAAGCCGCCCCCAACCAGTATTCCTAACTGATAACGGCGATTATAAGCAACGTAACCTAGCAAAAAGATTAAACAATTTTATCTTAGGCGAATTCTATAGCACAAAAGCTTATGACAAAGCAGCTATTATGCTTAGAGATGCCCTTGTGGAAGGCACTGGATGCCTTAAAGTCTATGAAACTGAAGACCACAAAGTAGCACTTGAGCGCGTTCTTCTTACCGAGCTTTTAATAGATCCTAATGAGGCAATCTATGGCGATCCTCGCCAGCTCTACCAAATGAAGTTGGTAGACCGCCAAGTCCTCATTGACAGCTGTCCGGGCTACAAAGCTACCATTGAGCGCGCAGAGAAGGCTTATCCTGATAACTCTTCAGATGCATCTAAAACAGTCTCTGATTTGGTCATGGTAGTAGAAGGCTGGCATCTTCCTTCTAGTCCAGGGGCCAAGGATGGTCGCCACACACTTGCTTGCACGGCAGGTATTATTTACGACGAGCCCTTTACCAAAGATAAGTTTCCCTTTGCGTTCTTGCACTATAGCAACCGTATGCTTGGCTTTTGGAGCCAAGGCTTAGCTGAGCAGCTAATGGGCACTCAGATTGAGATCAATAGCCTTCTTTACACAATCTCAAGGGCCATTAAGCTTGTCGGCGTCCCCAGAGTGTTTGTTGAAGCAGGAAGCAAAGTCGACAAAGCAACATTTAACAACGATATCGGCACCATAGTGTACTACCGAGGTACAAAACCCGAATATGAAGTCGCTCCTTGCGTCCCTCAAGAACTCTATGGCCAGCTACAACGACTCATCGATTATGCTTACCAACAGTGCGGCGTCTCCGCTATGCAAGCGTCGGCCAATAAACCTGCGGGCCTCAATAGTGGTGAAGCTCAACGAGTCTACGACGACATTGCTACAGACCGATTTGCTTCTCTTGCTCGTAAATATGACAATGTTTTTGTAGACTTAGCTTATTTAATGATCGACCTTGCCAAAGACATTGCAGAGCGCGAAGGCGAGTACATGACTGTTTACCCCAACAAAAACGGGACTAAACAGATTGACCTTCCAAAAGCCGACCTTATTAACGACGACCCTTTTGTTATTCAATGCTTTAACCAAAGCTCACTCCCACGCGACCCAGCCGGACGCATGCAGAAGATCACCGAAATGGTCCAAAGCGGCATGATTACAATTAAAGAAGGCCGCAGACTTCTTGACTACCCAGACCTTGAGCAAATGGAAAAACTGGCTAATAGCTCTGAAGAGAGAATCTTTCAAATCCTTGATAAGATTATTGAAGATGGCGAGTACACTCCACCCGATCCTTTTATGGATCTTGATTTAGCCAACGAGCTTACGGTGCAGTATATCAATCTATACAGCCAAGCTAATCTTGAAGAAGAAAAAGCCCAAATGCTTAGGGACTTCTTTACTCAAATCCAAGCTATTAAACAAGCGGCTATGCCACCGGCCCCAATGCCCCCAGCCGGACCAGTGCCCAATAACGCCCCAGCTCCCGCACAAGCAAACCCAGCGCCTTTGCCACAAAACCCTTTAGTCCCTAACGCCGTAGCGCCCGGCCAGCCCGCATAAAGAAGCTACAAACAAACCCGCTCAATTGACTTTGAGCTAAAGCAATTTCTCTAAAGAAGGATATTTATGAAAATCGAACCAAAAGCTAACCCCACCACGTCCCCAACCTATTCCCCAGGAGCACAAGCTCCCCAATCAAGCGCCCGAGAACGCGCTATAGCCGCCCTAATGGGCCAACAGCCAGTGCCTAATGCCACAAACGTATCCCCAGAAGAGCTAAGCGCTGTAAAGGCTCCTAGCGCGTCTAATGAGGAATCAGAGGGACAAATTCACACTAGTGAAGCAACACAAGAGGCGGAAGCCAAACCCGAACCTCAAGAGGATAAGCTGTCCTCCCAATACGCCATCCTAGCGCGTAAGGAAAGGGCTCTAAGAGCTAAGATTCAAGCCCAAGAGGCTGAAGCTAAAGCCAAAGAAGCCCAGTTGCAAGCTCAAATTGAGCAGGCAGTTAAAGCTAAAGAGCAGGAATTGCTCTCTAAATATATTCCTCGAGAAAGACTCTCTCAAGACACTTGGAATGTTCTGGCTGAAGCCGGGGTGACCTACGACGAACTTACGCGTATGGCCCTTAACCCGCCTCCCGCTGAAAGCCCAGCTCAAAAAGCTGCTTTTGAACGTCTAACCAAAGAGATTGAGGCCCTCAAGAATGAGCAAACTCAAACTAAACAATACGTTGAGCAACAACAACAAGAAAGCTACAAACAAGCGGTTAATCAGATTAAGACTGAAACCAAACAGCTTGTCTTTACAGACCCAAGCTTTGAGATGATCAAAGCGACAAATTCTGTCAACGATGTTGTTGAGCTAATTGAAAAAACTTTTAAGACAGACGGCGTGCTCCTCAGCGTTGAGGAAGCAGCCCAAGCTGTCGAAGACTATTTAGCAGAGGAAGCGGTAAAGATCGCTCAACTCTCTAAAGTCCAAAATAGATTGAAGCCGAAGCAGTCGCAAGCGTCGGCCCCGAAGCAACCAGAAAGTAAGCAGTCACAACCCGGAATGAAAACCTTAACAAACCAAGTTACAAGTACTAGGCAGCTAAGCGCTAGAGAACGAGCAATTTTGGCTTTCAAAGGTGAAAAAGCTTAAGCATATCGCTTAAACTTCAATATTATTAATAGGTTACGGGACATGCCCAGGTAACAGCGGGTATTACCAATGGCCTAAAGGATGACATATGTCAGCGGTTTACGCAAACAGCTCCAACCAGATTGCTGCGTTGAAAGAGCTTTATACAGACGATAAAGACTACATGAAAGACCTAGTCTATAAGGAAAACCCTTTCTTGGCACTTGTGCCCAAGAACGAGTCTCCCGATGGATTTGCAGGTAAATATATCCCAGTGCCCCTGGAATACGGGACACCCCAAGGTCGTTCGCACGCATTTGCAAACGCACAAAACCAACAGACGGCAACGTCTTTGGCTTCGTACTTTGTGTATGTGATCTCGGACTACCAACTTGTTACGATCACCAACCTCTTGATGGAGCAAACCAAGACTAACGCTGGCGCGTTTGTTGATGGCGCTAAGCTTCAAATGGATGGCGGTTTCCGCAACATCACCAACAACATCGCTTTTGAACTCTTTGGCGACGGGACCGGTACTCGCGGCTTTATTGGCGCAGGATCGTCTTCGCTTGGTGGTAACCAGTACCAAATCCAATTGGCTAACGCTCAGTCGGTCGTTAACTTCGAAGTAGGAATGCTTCTTGTTAACTTTGTACTCAGCGGTGGATCGATCAGCTCGATCAGCTCGACTCAAGCACAAATCATCTCCGTTAACCGCGCTTCGGGCATTCTCGTTGTGCAAGCTACCGGCGCTGACTCGTCTTGGATTGCAGCTGGTAACGCTATGGGCATCAACGGCGATATCATTGCTGGACCAGTTTCTACTGGCACTCAGCTCTGTCTGTCCGGCTTGCTCTCGTGGCTGCCTGTCCAAAGCCCAAGCTCTAGCGACAACTTCTGGGGAGTTAACCGCTCCGCAGACCCAACCCGCTTGGCTGGTTGCCGATTTGACGCTCGAGCATACACCATTGAGGAAGGAATGACCAACGCTCTTGCATTCCTCAACCGAGAAGGTGGAAAACCCGACCTTTGCATCATGGACTTTGCATCCTATGCTGCTCTGGTTAACAGCCTTGGCGCTAAAGTGCAATACGTTCAAGTTAAGCACGACGAAGTTGAAGTGGCATTCGAAGGTATCACCTTCCAATCCGCTTATGGCCGAGTCACCGTGTTGGCTGATCGTAGCTGCCCTGCTCAAACTGCTTTTTTGCTCACCATGGCGACGTGGAAGCTCCGCAGCTTGGGTAAAGTGCCTCACATTCTCACGTACGGACTTGAGGGACTTGAAGGTCTGCGCGTTGGAAATGCGGACGCACTCGAGATCAGAATCGGGTATTACGGGAACCTTATTTGCTCCGCTCCCGGCTGGAATTGTATTGTACAATTAAGCGCTTAGAGCATATTAGCTAAACTTTAATGTTTGAAGC